TGGTTCTATTTCCATCGTTACCTCTTAAACTTATCGTTGAGTGAGTCTAATACGCTGTCTATGTTAGGCTCTTTACCAAAAGGGTCATATTTGCAACGGTACTCTGAAGGACACTCACCTTCAACCACTAGCGTATATGTATCGTTTGCTCCCTTGTATAAACACACTTGCTGTCCACTCCTTGTCTGCACTCTTTTGTATCTACGGCATGTGATATACTTTGGGTCTTCACGTATGCCTTTCCTCTTCTCTTGCTCCCAAGTCCAATCGCTGAACTTCTTGAGAAAGCAGGTGTAGCAGTTCTTGATGTTGTCGGATTGTGCTAAAGTTATTGTACCATACTTGTCTGCACAAAGCCACTCAAACGTGTACTGCCCACCTTCTTTTCTTACGCAGTTACCACCAACCTCTGTCGAACCCCATAAGACCGTATACAAACCCACCCAGAACACCAATACCAAGAGTAAGAACCACTGCCAAAGCGACATATGTTATAACCTTCTCTCTGAATACTTGTTTGTCATATACTTCTTTCTGTCTTCTCTTGCGTATCTGCCCTTCCATCGCTAGTAAATCATCCCATGACTTACTTCCGTGGGTGAACATCAGAAACTGTTTTAGCTCATAGCGTTGTTCTTCTAGCTTCTTCTTGGCAGTAAACGCTTCTATGGCTTCTTGTTCTATACTGCCACCACCAAACATCTTGCGAACCATTGATGGGTTTTTGGCTGACTTGTGTGCGTTGTCTACATCACTGACTGCTCCCATCCACCGTGACAAGTCCTGTGACATTGCTTCCAAGTCTCGCCCTGCCTGAAACATACGCTTAATGTTGGAGAAGGCTGCAGATGCTACGCTGACACTTGCTGATATGGTTATTGGGTCAAACACTAATCAGCGTCCTTGATAGTCAGTGTGCCTTCCTTTACTTGTTCTAGTATCTCTGCGTAGTGTCTGTTGTTAGGGTCTAGTGGTACACCTGCTTTTACTCCGTCTATGGTGCAAGTTACTGATATATTTTTACCTTCTTCAGCAACATACTTTGCATCTGATATATTCATAATAATTCCCTTTTATAACTCAGCGTCTGCTGACATTGCACATTGGATTGAATAAGGTGAAGCAATACCAAGAATTTGAAAACCGTGTTTTGAAATCCTAGCATATGTAACAGCGTCATTGCCAACACCATCAGTGTCCGTATAACCTGCATTACTTGGATACCCACTAGTGCCATAGGTAGAAACAGTTGGGTCTGCTCTTTTTTCAGTGTGAAAAGGCAACCAAGCCTTGTAAAGATTGTTGTATCCTGCCGCAGGATGAGCGCAAAATGAATCTGCATCTGACCATATTTCAAGATACCTTTGACATTTTCTTAACGTCACATCAAAAGGCTCATGCTCAAACTCTGTTGCGTTCTGCCCTACTTCTAACTGAACACCTGTGATAAAAAATTCATTGTCAGTGCTACTATAAAAACTGCTTATTCCTACTGCACGATTAGCTGCCGTAAAGTTAGCCCAATTCGTAGCAAGAGTTCCACTTGTAGAATTTGCACCTCCATGAAGCCAAAAATTTAAGTACAGACTTGCTGCATTGTCATCATCAAATGGACTAGAGCCATCATCTACATCTGCTTGCATAGTAAATGAGTGCCTTACCCAATCTGTTGTTGTAGCAAATGTTCTACAATTATGCCTAGCATTATCAGCATCATAAAGTTCAAAGCCAAACGTAAACACACCACTTGCTTTAACGTAAAAACTTACAGTTATTGGTTTTGCATCTGAAGTACCTTTACGGATAGTTTGAAGATTTTGACCTTCAAATGCTTGATTTAGTATTAGAAATTCATCATTTGCTATTGATGTATCTGCTGTGGTACAATCTAATTTAATACTATTTGCAAATCCACTAGGAGCAGAACTGTCTTGTGTCATGGTTAAACGACCAGAAGAAGTAAAATCCAGTCCCCATCTGTCACAAGTGAAGTATCCTGCACTCGCACCCAACCCTGTGCTTGACGTTCCTCTTTGTGCCACGTTCATTGCACCATTGATAATCAAGTTCCTGTTTACTCCACCGCCACCTGCATTGATGTTGCCTATAAGGTTTGCTAATTCTGCTGCCTTGCTCATTTGTTACTCCTTATGGTGTGCTACTCTTCAAATGTTCAGCATAGGCTGTCTTGATTGCATCAGTATGAAACTGTGCCACCATTGCTTTAACATCTGCACTTTCGTTTGTGCTGTCGCTATCTGGTGATACAACATGGCGAGAAAAAGAACGTGATAATTCAACACCATCCTCTTTTATCACCGTTGCTGTTCGTACTTGTATGTGTTTGAAGTCACCTACGACTTCTATTTTGTCTTGTATTATTTCTTTAGTTATTGCCATTTTTTCCTCCTTTTGGTTAATGGACTGTCCATCAAGGCTATCCTACCTTGATAATTCCTGTTTACTATGCAGATAAGTACATAATCTTACAAAGTAGATTTCCAGTGCTGATTGCTGCCCAATCTGCACTTTGTGCATCTCCGCTAGTATCTATATAATAAAAAAGTGTTCTTGTTGTACCCGGAAGAACTAAACCGTTTAAATCTATTCTGTTTGTATTCCAACCTGAACCGTGTATAGTACTGGTATGTCCGTAGTAGTTTGAAGCACCGTTCATTGTAAAGGGTAGGTTACTTATACCTATACTACCAGATGCACTATTAAGTGCGTTTATGTCTAAATGAATTTCACAAGCAATCTCTCTTCCAATCCTTGTATATCTTCCTAAGTTTACTGTAAAAGTAGCATTGCTTACATTTTCCCATGTAGGTGTAAACGTACCCTCTTCATAGTGGTCTAAAACTTCAGCACCAGTTGTTGCACTACTACTTTGTGTCTGAGCTGCATAATCAATACCATGACCACTTGCTACAATCACATCACCATCTGTAAGCGTCAGACCATTAGCCACAGTAAGTGACGTACTAGATAGTGTCAGTCCCTCTGCACCACTTGTTCTGATTTTACTTCGTGTCATTAACTTCTCCTATTATTTATGTAGTATAAAAAAGCGATGTAAAGATGTAAGCATTTAAAGGTATATCCATAGCAGTGGTTGCACCACCATCATTATTTTGTGTAAATTTGATAACAGATTCAGCAGATTGAATTTCTGCAAACTCACGCCCATTGACAGTGCCATTATAAATTCTTACAGCACCTGTTGTGTAATTATTTGAAACTGACGCATATGGAAGGTCTACAGTTACAGTACCGCTACCACCATTCTTATTAGTAATTCTAAATTCAACTGAAACAAGTACCTTTCTTCCTATTTTTGTGTAAAAAAGACCGTTTGAAGAACCTATGGTACAGACTGTACCACCTATTTTAACAACTGGAGCTGCAATTTTACCCTCTTCATAATCGTCAAGCAACTCAGATGTCATGCTTGTGCCATCACTTGTGGCTGCAAAGCTTATACCATGTCCACTTGTGCCTATTATAAGGTCACCGTCAGTTACAGTTACATCTCCACTGCTATCTATTTTCATGCGTTCTGTTGCATTCGTTTTAAAAAGGATATTGTCAGAACCAGAAGGACTATCTTGATGTATCAGTAACTGACCTGAGGTGTCATGCCCAATGTAGGAATAATCACTACCACTAAAATCTCCGTTGCTATCTCCATCTAAGTAAAGGTATGCTCCTCCTGCATTTGTTGACCCTATTCCTAAATCTACAGTGCCAGTACCACTTACAGCAAGTTTTGCATTTGGGCTGCTCGTAAAAACTCCAACTTTATCATTACCTGCATCTACAAACAGTGCGTGTGTATCACCGTTACTCTCTACACGAAAGTCAACATCAGCACTGTCTTCGTTGAAAACTACACCACCGTTTGCTTTAAACTCCCCTGTCATAGTGTCACCGTCTACATTTACATAACGGCTGTCACTATCTGTTCTATTGAAAAAGTTACCAACAGAAAACACATC